TTTGAATTGTAAGAATATATGATGTATAATATTGATATGGTTGTTTGAAGTTAACCGAAAGGTGTACTGGACGGGAGTTCGATTCTCCCCACCTCCACCAAAAGTAGACTAGAGACAGATAGGCAGTGTAACATATTCTAGACCATGTGTTGCATACCTAGACAAAGGCTGTTACTGGTAGTCAGACTCTAATGTTACCCATGAGTCTACTTTTGATGGGGGTGACTAGGTTTCGACAGGGCAATAAGTAAGAAGATGGACAACTCGAGACAGATACTCGCTAAAAGTAAAACAACGTAAACGCAAACGACGAAATGTTCGCATTAGCAGCTTAAACACTGCTTAGGGTTTCGGTAGCTTTCCTCGTAACAGAATAAGCTACCATCTATTAACAGGAGAACATATGAAATTACTAAGCGTTTTATTTTTATCAATCGGTTTGATGACAGTTGCATCTGCAGCAGAAACCAAACCAGCTGTTGCAACACCTGCTGTCACTAAAGCAGATGCAGGTAAACCTGCAGAGAATGATAATTGTGTGAAGAAGGATAAGAAAGGTAAATGTCCTCCTCTACCAAAAGGTACTAAACCAAAGCCAAAGAAAAAGGCAGAATAACATTATGGATATGGATCTGCAGTCCTATGTTAAAGTTTATAACAACTGGATTGATAATAAGAACTGCGATCTAAGTGTAGAAGAATTAGAATTAGATCTAACTTCTTGGAAGCAGCATACATACTATAATCCAACTGGTGATAAATTTACAGCACTAAATGCTGATAAAGAATTTGATTATTCTTATGACATCATATCTTCTACACCTTATATAATGAAACGTATCGGTGATGTTGTTATCAAATATATTGAAGATTGTAAAATTTCTTGGATGCCGCATTTGACTGCATATACTGAAGTTAGATTTAATAAGTATACAAAAGATACTCTAATGTCTGAACATGCAGACCATATTCATTCTATTTTTGATGGAACACGAAAGGGTATTCCAACTCTTTCCTGTTTGGCTTTGCTGAATGATGATTTTACTGGTGGTGAATTTATAATGTTTGGAGACAAACAGTACGAATTGAAAAAAGGAGATATGATGATTTTTCCATCTAACTTTTTATACCCACATCGTGTTGAACCAGTAACATCTGGAATTCGATACTCGTGTGTTTCATGGGTATGGTAAATTCCTAAATAATTATACAGAGGGTTGGTGAACCCTACAAAATCACCATACACACAACTCATAACACACAAGGAGTAACACATGAGTAATTTGACACCGTTCGAGATTCGCCTTGAACTATTAAAAATGGCGAAAGACATGCTTAACGATGAGTACTACGGTAAGCGTGAACAAATTAGCAACGACTGGCATATGAAAGTCGAATCTGCTAAACTAAATGGTGGCACGATCCCTGATCATCCAGGATTCCCTGCTATCCCATCTGAACTCGATATCATTGCAAAAGCACAAGTGCTTAATGGTTTCGTTTCAAACATCCCCCAAGATACAAAGACTATAAGCAAAAAGTCAACCTGATACGGGATTGGAGAGGTGCATTCGTGCACTTCTCTTTAACTAATTAAGGAGATTATATGCATAAGCGCATACTAATACTAATAACATTATTACTCGTCAGTTGTTTAAGTATATCAACAACATCTTTTTCATCAAATAAAATACTAGAAGTTGAATACCACCAACTAACAAAGGAAGCGAGAAAACAAATTGATTGTCTCGCAGACAATGTTTATCATGAAGCTGGTTATGAACAAGAACAAGGAAGAATGGCTGTAGCATTCGTCACATTGAATAGGGTACAAGACCCAAGATTTCCCAAAGATATTTGTGCTGTTGTTAAACAGAAAACCAAATATACATGTCAGTTCACATGGTGGTGTGAAAATAAAACCACCAACAGACAAAAAGAACATTACGAATTATCACGTGAAGCAGCGTTGTATGTATACGCTAATTATGAGAAATTGAAAGATATCACCAAAGGCGCATTATATTATCATGCGGATTACGTGAATCCTAAATGGAAACTACAGAAGACTGTAGTTATTGGAAGACATATATTTTATAGAGAAAGAGGAACATATGATGCGCAAATTAAATCTACAACTGAACGAGACAGAGGACGCACAACACTCGTTCTTCTTGCTGATGGAAGAAATTAACCTTCAAACTGCTAAACAAACAGTTGAGTGGATTTTTGAATGTAACTTCCAAGAAGAAAGACCTGATCTATTAAATTTAATTATCACTTCTCCTGGAGGTGACTTAAATGCAGCATTTGCCATCATTGATACCATGCGTGGCTCTGCCATTCCAATTCGTACAATTGGTCTTGGTCAGATTGCTTCTGCTGGACTTATGATTTTCATTGCTGGTGCAAAGGGTAAGAGACTTTTGACACCCAATACATCAATCTTATCGCACCAGTATTCATGGGGTGCGTTTGGAAAAGAGCATGAGTTATTTGCAACTGTTAAAGAGTTTGATTTGACTACTAAGAAGATGATTGCTCACTATAAAAAGTGTAGTGGATTGTCTGAGGCGAAAATTAAAGAGTTGTTGTTACCGCCACAGGATATGTGGTTGAGCCCACTAGAAGCTAAAAAGTTAGGACTATGCGACGATGTTAAAGAACTTAATTAACTACTTAAAATATTCTGGTGTATGGATGGGGATTATTTTCAATCCATTTCACTGGAGTTTTCAACTTCAACTATTAAAACCAACAGATATGGATCCACAACAACATGGATTATATGCTAACCTTGGTCCATTCTGGATAAGAATGGTGATTGATAATGGTACTTACTAAAATAAAGGAATTCATAATGAATGATAATGTTCTCACAGTTTCTATTGCGTTAGTTATTCTTACTATGATTGGTTCAGTTACATTTTACCAGTACTCTGAATTAAAATCACTTGAACGCAATGTAGAGTCTGCAATCGTTAAGGGTATTGACCCAGTTGCAGTTAGATGTGCATATGCAAAGCAAACCGATACCATCTGTATCGCCTATGGGACTGCTGTTCGCCCAAAGTAAGGAAATAACCCCTCTAGTCTAGTGGTTATTTTTCCTTTATAAATCAACAACTTACGAGTGTCCAGAAAGTTGTTGTCTTTAATTGACTAATGGAGCATAATATACCTTATCGTGATTAAGAAAGGTGTTGAAATGAGTCTTCTAACAGTCGGTAATCCAAAATTGCTAAAAGGTCAGGCACAGGGATATCTGTCTTCAGTACTACACTTTGCGCCAGCAGACTTGTCAGGAAAAGAAGTATGTCCAAAGCGTACGAAGGGTTGCACGGATGCATGTTTGAATCTTGCTGGACGTGGTGGCATCTTCAAGAAAGGTGAATCCACTAATGTGATTCAGCAGGCACGTATACGCAAGACAAAGATGTTTTTTGAGAATCGTTCAGCATTCATGTCACAGTTACTCAACGATATCGTCAAGACCATCAAGTATGCAGAAAAGAAGGGACTAATCCCTGTCTTTCGATTGAATGGCACCAGTGACTTGTCATGGGAGAAGTATGAGATTCTGGAAGGACGCAATATTTTCCAGATGTTCCCACAAGTGCAATTTTATGACTACACTAAGGTGCTTGGTCGTAAAGTTGGTGACATTCCAAACTACCACCTAACATTCTCCAATGCCGATGGAAACATCAATGATGTGCTTGCTGCAAAACAGGCAGGATTGAACATTGCTGTTGTTTTCAAGAAAGAATTACCGAAGACTTATCTTGGTCTTCCAGTGATTAATGGGGATGAAACAGACTTGCGTTTCTTGGATCCCAAAGGTGTTATCGTTGGACTCAAAGCCAAAGGTAAAGCGAAGAAAGACACGTCTGGATTCGTTGTATAAAGTGCTTGACATTTATTCATGATTGGAGTATAATTATTATGCAATTAGTGGTTGGATTTATTATGGGTGTTATTGTTGCAACTGTAGGATTTAGTAATTTTGCTAATTTTGCAGATCGTCAACTTGACAGTGCGAAAATTGTAATTAAGGAGAATGTGAAATGAA